ATGCAGGAAGCGCAACAGTCGATCTGATCTACTTTCACGAGCACAACCCTTCTGCGCCGATTGTCTACGACATTGACGATCCATCGAACGCTGGTGGCGGCATCATCAAGTGGGCGATCTCGCAAGCCGCCACGAGCGGAATCAATGCGATACCGCTCGCAGTCAACGGTGCTGCAAATCTGCGTCTTATACGCTACGACAGACCGAATGACGTTGTGCTGAGACAACCTGCTTACACCACGCCAACTGACGTCACATCGATCGTCGCTTGTCTGCGAGCTGCTGGGCTTTGCGCATGAAAGCTGTCGACGAGAAATGGCGCATGGTGTTGGCATGGGGCTGTGTCGTGATCTTTCTGCTCGCTCCTGTGCTCATCTTCGGGCTTCACATGATCGGGCTGTTGCAAGGCATCGACAAAGACCTCGACTACTTGAGCCGCTGGTATTTCGCTGTCACTGGTGTGCTGATCAGTCTCGCAGGATTGAACACGCTGCAGTTCGTGAAAGGCAACGGCAATCACAAGAACGGCAACGACTGCACGACGACGACAAGCACGAGTGAGAGAACTCTGCGCACGACTGAAGCAAAGCTCGACAGATGAAAGCATACACAGGCAAGCTCATCGAACTGATCACGATCGGTGGCATCACGATCTTCATGTCACCAGATGAACTCTACATCTGCTTCGTGAGCAATCTCGACATCTGCAACGACGGCAGTGGTCCCGCTCACGGCGACAAGCATCATCAGTCGCAGACTGCATACTACAACGGCGGGAAGTTTCTCAATGCTGACGTCGACAAATACATCGTCATCCCGCCGCAAGTGCGCTCGATGATCGCGCCTGTCGTGATGGGTTGTCAAGGGCGTCTGACGAACGTGCTGACGAAGAAACACCACACAGCAGTCACAGGCGAGATCGGCCCCGATGACAAGACAGGCGAAGCTGCATACTGTCTCGCGAAGATCGTGAATGCAAAGATCACACACAACAGCGGCGACACGCGCACGTGCTATCTCTACGAACTCTGGCCGAACATGCCCGCTGTCGTCAACGGTAAACACTACAAACTGGAGCCCGCGTAACATGGCAACAACTCCGACAACCTCATCGCCTGATTTCTCAGGCAGTAGCGCTGATCTGCTCGCTTCGGTATCAGGGGCGCCTGACTACGGCTTGCCGTTCGTGCCTGACATAGACTTCGCAGACAAAGACCCTGCGACGATCATCACTGAAGTCGTCGCTGACTACGAAGCAGCGTTTCAAGCGTTGACTGGTATCGCAAAGACGCTTGCTCCGGGCGATCCTGTGCGCTTGTTCTTGCTCGTCGTCTGTCACTGGCTGTCGCATCAGCGCACGATCATCGACTTCACTGGCAAGCAGAATCTGCTGAAATACGCGCACGACGACTATCTCGACAACCTCGCTGCGCTGTATGGCGCACGCGCTCTGCGACTGCAAGCGCAAGCAGCGCTCACGACGCTCAGCTTCACACTGAGCGCGCCGCTCGCGTTCACTGCGATCATCCCGCAAGGCACACTGTGCCAAGCACCGAACGGCGTCGTGTTCGCGACGCTCGCAGACGGCATCATCCCGTCGATCGCGACGAGCGTCGAAGTCGAAGCGCAAGCGATCGTTGCAGGCGCGATCGGGAACAACTTCGCGATCGGTCAGATCAACGGCGTCATCAACTGGAATCAGCCCTTCGGCATCACCGTGTCGAACACGACACTGTCTGCTGGCGGCAGCGACGCAGAGAATGACGAGCAGTATCGCTACCGCATCTGGCTCGCGATCGAGTCATTCTCGACGTGTGGCCCGCGCGAAGCGTATGAGTTCTGGGCGTTGAGCGCGCACCCTGACATCATTCAGTGCGTCGTCTACAGCGCGCCTGAGATCGCGGGCGAGGTGTGGCTCTACCCGCTGCTCACGGGCGGCGTGCTGCCGTCACCTGAGATTCTGCAGCTCGTGCAAGACAACTGCAGCGCCGACACGCGCAGGCCTCTCACAGACTTCGTGACAGCGAAGCTCGCGACAGAGTTCGTCTACACGCTCAACGTCGACTACTACGTGCTGCAATCGAACAGCGTGCTGCTCGATTCGATTCAGACGGCTGTGACGCAAGCAGTCAATGACTGGATTCTCTGGCAACGCAGCGCGATCTCGCGCGACATCATCGGCGACGAGCTGATCAAGCGCATGCTCGAAGCTGGCGCGAAACGCGTCGTGATCAACTCACCGGCGCCGCCATTTCAAGCACTTGACTACAATCAGCTGGCGGTGCACGATCCGAACACGGCGCCAGTGATCAACTACGCAGGACTCGAAGACATCTGATGAGCGCGACGCTTCGCAACCTCAAGCTGCTCGATCTCTGCACACAGTCGATCTCATACGATCGTCAAGTGCAAGCAGCGACGCAGTCGTTCGACAATCAGATGCACGAGATCATCGACGACACGCCTGTCGTGATCTTCATCTCGCAGATTCTGCAGCTCGCTGACTCGAACTTGATCGACATCCTTGCGTGGCAGTTTCACGTCGACTTCTACGATCACACGAAGCCGCTTGAGTTCAGGCGTCAGCTCGTATTCAACTCGATCACGTGGCACATGCGCAAAGGCACTGTCTCGCTCGTGCAAGAGGTGCTCGACACGTATTTCCCAAAGGTCGCCACGATTCAAGAGTGGTACCAATACATGAATCCGCTGCCGCCGAACTACCCTACGGATTCACCTGACACGCTCGTGAGCACGTTTGGTCCGACGAACGTCGATGTCGCAGGTGACAGATTCTTGATCACTGCGCACGGGTTGACTCAGAATCAGCAGATCAGATTTCATGCTGGCAGCTTGGCAGCACCCATGTCCATAGGTGGTCAGTTGCCTTCGCCGATCGTCGATGGCATCTGGTATTATGTCGCGAACCCGCACACGAATGACTTTCAAGTGTCACCGAGTCCGTGGCAGGGTGTTCCCACAACCAGCGGCTCAGTAGTCAATCTCACCACGCCAGGGTCAGGATCGAACAACGAACTCTGGAAAAGAGGCGCAGGCACTTGGCACGATCGCTACAAGTTCAGAGTGCTCGTTGACAGTCAGTTCATCGATCCGACTGATCAGCAAACTGTGCTGACGTTGATCGAACGATACAAGCCTGTGAGCAGATGGATGGACGGCTTCGTGCGAGCGCAAGCGAGCGAGTGCGATATTGGTTGGACAGGCATGCTGCTGCGCTTCATCTACAGAACAAGCGAGGCGCCAGATTACCCGTGAACAACAACTCTGAAAGGCAACACAACCCATGAGCTTATCGAAACAAGAATTTACCGATGCCGGGCGCTCAATGCTCGGTCGCGCGCAGAACGGCGAGACACTGACTGTCACGCACATCGTCGTAGGCGATGGCAACGCATCGCAGCCGAGCGATCTCTGGCCATTGACTGCGCTGATCGACACCAAGCTCAATGTCACGATCTCGACGAAGATCGACTATGGCGATGGCACGTTGCTCGTCGAAGGCTCGTTCACGAGTGACGCTGCGACAGCGCCGTTCTACTTGCGCGAAGTAGGAGTGCTTGCGCATATCGGTGCAGAAGCTGATCGCCTCTACTCGGTAGCGAACGTGTTCGCAGACCCGCCTGACTACATCGATCCGGCTGCGCCGACAGTGCAAGCGTTCAAGATCAAGCTCGTCATTGATCGAATACCAACGGCGTCGCTGATCGTGCAGATCGGCCCGAGCGAGAACGTGCTCGGTGAGAACATCGGCGATGCGTCGACAGGGCCCGGTCCTTACAAAGACGCAGCAGGCAACGTTCTACGCTTCAAGCGATTCATCGCAGGCGTCGGCATCGAGCTGATCGAAGCGCCCGCACCTGAAGACGGCGCTGACACGATCGAAGTGCGCGCGAAGCAGCTCGTGACGAACGTCGACTTGTATGTGCCAGCGACATACCCTGGCATCACAGACCCGAGCGTGTTGTTCGCAACGATTCAAGATGCGCACGACTACTTGCTGCAGTTTCACATTCCTGCTGACAAGCTCGCGACGATTCACGTCTACAGCGGGCACTTCACGCAGACGATTCCAATCGTGTTCTCGCACCCTGACTCAGATCGCATTCAGCTGATCGGTCTCGACGTCACGACGAAAGCGTGCAGCGGCTCTGTCAACAGAAGCGGCTCGCTGCCGAACGTCGACGTGACAGTGCAACCAGTGAACACGTCAGGCATCGCAGTGAACGACGTCGTCTATCTCTACGACGCGCCGCACGCGCAGTTCGAAGGCTGCGGTGTCGTCACGCTGATCGCAGGGCCGCTCGTCACGATTCGCATGCACATCGCGAACGTGCTGCCGCCTGCGTCGACGCCTGTGCTCGCGACGACGAAGCTCATCTTGTTCCCGACGCAAGAGATTAGCAGTCTCACTGCAGGCGCTCTCTTCTCGTGCCCGAACGGCATCAACTTGATCAAGAATTTCGCGCTGCGATCGACAGCAGCGCAGCAAGCGACTGCAGTGAACATCAGCGGCACCGGCGGGCTTGAGCTTGTGAGCGCTGTGAGTTTTCAACTCGGCTTCGGCATCACTGGCGGCATCGTGACTCTCGCGCCTGTCGTCTCTGCGAACGATTGCCAGAACGGAATCGAAGTTGGCCCGAGTGGCACTGCTCAACTGCTTGCGCCGACGAGTTACGCACGCGTGACGTTCAGCGGCAACTGGCTCTACGGCATCTGGGTCGTTGGCGGCTCTTATATTTCGAGCGTCGGGGGTGTTGCGACGTATGCGTGCTCGAATGGGACAACAGGCATCAGAAGCGACACGCGCGGCTTTGTCGGCGTCGCAAATACAGGTTCAGCAGCAGGCGGCTATGTCATCGCATACAATCAGCGAGGACTGTCAGCTGTGATGCTCGGCATCATTCTCTCGTCGATCGATGTCGGCAGTGTGATCGCGCTCAACACGACATGGGATTTGATCGCAGCGCAAGGCGGTCAGATCAGCATCGTTCACAACTCGACGATCAGCGGTCTCTACTCGCCAGCGCTCAACTTGCTCGGCCCGTCAGGCGGCTTCAACGCGATGTCGCTTTGATCGTCGACGTCGAGCTGACCACGTTTTCTTGCACGCAAGACAGACGTGACGCGCGATGCCGATGCGCGCGATGCGATGACTGCTGCAGCGCGGGCAGCACCTCGGAGCGACGTGCTCAGCCCTCTTCATCGCCGCTTGATGAAGTCTTGCTCGATCGACATCACGACGAAACCTTTCTTCTGCTCGTGATCTGTGATGTAGGTGATGCGTCGACTGAGAAAGCGCGCAGTGAACTTGTGACCGTCCCACTCGCGCAGCATCAGTCGATCGCGCACTTTGAAGTCGCGATCGTTG